TAAACTAATATTGCTTCACCAGCAGCAAGTGTAATTGCTGGACCTGCGTCTACTTGGATACTTGATGCTGCTGCACAGTAACATCGAATAACTCCAGTTTTGACCACAATATATCCCGTCCCTGCGGCTGAGATTGTTTGTGTATCTAATACATTTAATACTGACATTGTTGCCTCTCTAGGTATTACCTATCTACAGTGTTATTTATCTTGCTTAGACTTTAGAAATTTTGCCAATTCTGCTGTGCTACCCACAAACATGGTGTTGTTAGTGACCTCTGTGTTTCTGGATGCCTTTGGATTTTCTATATCATTTACTTTTTTATGCAGATCAGCAAGTTTGTCTGCAACGTCGCCAACATGTTTAATCAACTGCCCTGCAACTTCATAGGCTCTAGGTTGATCTGATTGTTGTGCAACATCTAATATACCATTAACAGCTTCTTGACCTTTCTCTACAAGATTGTACAACTGTCCACGAGTATACTCGTAGTCTTGTTTGAGTTGTTCTTGTATTGGTTGAGCAACGTCGCTGCGTTTAACGCAACCACCTTCATTTTTAACGATCTCTGTTCCAACATCGAGTGCTTGCTCAATGCCTTCGAACATCTTACTCGTCTGCTCCTGTTGTTGGGTTTCTTGACTTTCCATCAGTCCATTCCGATTTTAGTTCATTAAATCCAAAGTCATCGTCTGCTTCTACTAAAGCGTTGTCTGCAGCATCTATCTTCAGAACTCCTGCACCACCTGTATGTGTTGCAATAGTACTACCATTGTATCCACGACTAACGTGTAATGTAGTACCTACTACTCTAGTTATATGCATAACTTCAGTATCTACTTGGAACTCATCTCCAACTGCAAGATCTGCAACTGAAGCAACCTCAAAGATACCGTCATTAAGATCGATACTATTAGTAATTGTAGTGACTGCAGCACCAGTGCGATCAACAAGTGATCTTGGTGTAGCAGTGTACCTTACTTCTCTCGGAGCAGTAACTACTGAATCCGTAGCGTAATCGATGATTGACTTCTTGATAACATCTCCAGACTTGTCTTGTACAGGACCATACAGATATGTCTTAGCAATAAACTGTAAGGTGTAAATCAAAGTTCTGCGAGTATCATAATCACCTTCATACTGATCATCGTACTGAACATCAGTTAGAGTGATAGGGTAGTCCCTCTTTTCACCTAAGGAAGGTACCAAGTTCATAGTTATATTAAAACTTGGTTGGAAGAAAGGAAGAATCTGCTCAAGAATCTGAAGTGAATCATCCTGATTCTTAGCGAGAATTGCCAACTCAAAATTTATATTATATGGTATTGGCATGAACCCTTTATTAGTGGTTGACCCACTGGTGTGTCTGATATACTGTGTCGGTGCAACCTTACGAGTTGCATCATACTGTATACCAGTTATCTCAAAAGAGATACGAGGTAAAGTAAGTTGTACCTGATCCTTTGTGCTGAGATCTCCTACTTGGCGTAACCTAGCAAGAAACTTTTGCTTAGGACCATATGCCAGAGGAACTTTCATCACCTCAGTTTTAGAACCCGACGTACGTCTAAGTTCTATATTGTTAAACAGTGTACCAAATCCGACAACTGTCTTCTTGATAATCTCGTGGTATGAATAAGTTCCTAACATTAGATACTACTTCCTTTATTTCCAAACTCACCAAAGGGGTTGCCTTGAGTGAAATCAACAATAGAATCTGCTTGAGTTTCGAATGTTGCATTCGCATCAAACTGACTATTAACATTATTTATTGTATTATATGTAGCAGTTGTCCAAGCGGCTCCTGAAGTCTGCCCTGTGAGGGTCTCAGGTACCGTAAAGATGCCACTACGATTGTATACCTGTATCTGGTTAGTTGCTGCATCAAAGGACTTAACCTCAGCAGATACATTAGATGTACCACCAGTAATAGTTTCACCAACGGTGTATGTACCAGTACCACCTGCGACTAGGTTGACTGCTATAGCATTTGCAAAGTTTGTTTCTATTGCATCTACAGCAGCAACACCAGTATCGATATCCTCGTCGCTGTATTCGAACAACTCACAGCGTAATCCCCATACATATTGCTCACCTAATGTATAGAAAGGAACTTCGTGCTCTACGAATTGTATCTCAAATGTTTTATTTGCTAATGGTAGATGAATTAGATCACCCTCATTAGGTCTACCTTCTACAATAAGAGTAGCATTATCATCTACTGCTGCTGTGAATCTCCTCTTGGAAATAATGAAGGTAACTTGGTCCTGAATTCTGACTCCAAATTTAGAAAAGATATCACCGTCACCACGAAAACCACCAGCATCTTCGATATAAACTTCCACCTCAAAGGCACCTTCGAATTTTGAGAGCGTGTCTTCTCCAAATACTCCATCTTCTTTTACCAATGTTCTAGGAATGTAATAGACGTTCTTTCCAAACATCTTAATCTGCTCATCAACAAGGTCTTGTGTTAACCCTTGTTCACCAGCAGTACCTTGTGTGAAATAAGTATTGGTAGCCATGTTATCCTATCATGTCTAATGGTGGAGTTTCCCATGTAGTGCGTAGTGACTCATCAAGGATCTTTAATTCCTCAACAGCATCATTATAAATCATCTCTCCATTGAGAGTAACACCACCAGGCATCTGAACATTTTGGAACTTGGTCATATTCTGACCCCACTGCTTCTTAATCTTAGCAGCAGTATAGTCTTTAACCCACATCTGATTATATATTTCTGTCCATGTAGTTGGGTCTAATGCTCTCCAACATTTGATAACTATGTGTTGGTCTTCTAATGAATCTTCTGTCCAGTCAAAATCTATGTAAAGACGATTCTGTACTGTGGAAAATCTTATTGGTTTAAGTCCCTCAAGAATCCAATCAATACTTGCTAAGTGAGACTGAATCATATAGTAATGATAGAACTGTGTAGATGTAAAATCATACAAGTCATTAAGTCTTAACTGATACCGAATATCAAACATATTCCTAGTACCCTTATCAGTAAACCCAAAGAGACCTTCTACTGTAATGATATGATCAGGTATCGAGAGATAGTTTGTTTGCTCACCCCATTCTGTAGTACCATCCACACCTGTAGAAGCAACTGATGCTTTACCTGCAGCTATCTCAGCTGCAGTAAACTTATGCTTTAGATATACTCTCTCAGCACCATCGTAATGAAACTGTTGGAATTTCTGAATAGTATAATCTATTGCGTCATCAATCTGATCATCAGAGACGTTGATCTCTAATACAGGTTTGCCCAATTTGCGTAGGGCATATTCTTTAAGGGTTGCTTTTGAGTTTGGTGATGCCATTATGCTACAAGGACATATGTGTTAGAAGTGGTATTAAAATACATTTCTCCAGATGCGAGACCAGAGCCAGCATCGTTTGCTGCTGATACAATACCAAGAGCAGTACGAAGTAATGCAGCAGTCAAGTTAGACTGTACAAATGCTGTGGTAGCAACTTGAGTTGTGTCAGTTGCTTGAGCTGCAGTTGGAGCTGTTGGAGTTCCAGTTAGTGCAGGAGATGCTTTCGGTGCTGCATTGGTAGCAAGTGTACCTTGTGCAGCAGTAGCGAAGTCACCTGTGGCAGAAACAGCAGCAGTTCCAAGTCCAAGAGTTGTCCTTGCTGCAGCAGCGTCTGCGTCATCAATCAGAGTGCCACCGAATGTACTTACAGCAGACGCAGCGAGTGCGTTGTCAGCAGTAGTACCCTGTGCAGCAGTAGCGAAGTCTCCTGTAGCAGCAACAGCAGCAGTTCCAAGACCAAGAGTGGTTCTGGCAGCAGCAGCGTCTGCATCATCAACAAGTGTTAGACCGTAAGCACTAACAGCAGAAGCATCAAGTTTTCCAGTTATACCTGCTACCACACGAGCATCAGCACGAGCGTTAGTGTAGTATAGATTTGATCCTTCTGTTAGATCCCCAGTGTCAGCAGCAGCGATTCTCGCATCTGCTCTAGCATCTGTGTAGTAAAGATTGCTTGATCCTTCTGCAACTGTATCAGTATCACCCTGAGTATATGTCAATACACCAGTGGTGGAGTTGTATGCTAGTTGTGTGCTGTTCTCAGAGATTGCAGCTCTTGCTCTAGCAGTTGTGTGATAGAGGTTAGAGGATCCTTCAGATAGATCGTCAGTATCAGCAGCAGCAATTCTTGCGTCTGCTCTAGCGTTAGTAAAGAATACGTTAGTGGATCCTTCAGTAACGTTATCAGTATTGATATCTGCCTGAGTAACACTAAGAGTACCACTACTGTGTGTGATACCAGTACCATATGTGAAATGGGTGCGTGTCCTAGCAGCAGTAGTGAATAGATTTGTAGATCCTTCAGTTACAGTATCAGTATTAACATCTGCCTGTGTAACTGATAATGTGTATGTATTAGCACCGTCGTCGTATACCTTAGTAACACCTGTGCCAGCAACGATTAGAGCATTGATTCTATCATCAACTCTCTCATCTGTGTAGTAAAGGTTAGTACCTTCAGCAAGATCAGCAGTGTCATGGTTAGACAGAGATGCAATAGTTGTTGGAGTTGTGTATGAGAATACACCAGTAGATGCATTGTATGCTAGTGATCCAGTAGCACTGAATGATGCACGTCCTCTTGCTGCTGTGTAGAAGAGGTTGGTTGATCCCTCAGTTACGTTATCAGTACTGATGTCTGCCTGTGTAACAGTGAGTTCACCACCACCAGACAACGCAATACCTGTTCCGTAGGTAAAGTGTGTCCTTGATCGAGCAGCAGTGGTGAACAGGTTGGTCGATCCTTCGGTAACATTGTCTGTATTAATAT